AACGTAACAAGACCGGTGCCACGCCGTGTTGCCGGCAATGTATCGCCGTTAAACGACAAATAACCGTGTTCCGTGCGCAATTGATACGGCGTATCAGCGGATTTGTTGTAATAATACGATGCTTTGTATAACAACAACGGTAACGGCAACCAATTCGTGCCTTTCGCACGTGTGCGGATTCCGGATTTCGAGAAATCAAAACCGAGTTCGTTATTTTCCATAATGAAACGCATACCGTCCGATGTACGCCACGCCATGATGTAATTATCGGAACGAGTGCCGAGGCAAAAACCGTTTGCGAAAAATCGCGAAACATACGCATCGTTTTTGTACGATGCCATGATGTCATCATATCCGGTGTTTTGATAATTGCCCCATTGAACAACCGCCGTACTCCCGGAATAATACGTTGATAATGATACGTAAATCACAAGGCGATGATACCCGGCATCGACTTTCAATTTCGTTCCGGCGATGTTTATCCAACCGGAATCTTTCGTCATTCCGGGATATGTAATCGTACCGTTGCCGTTATCAATCGGCGATGTTGAAACCAATGCTTTACTGCCTAATGCGGACGCGGCGGTCGATGCGATGCTTCGCGATGAAATCAAATCGGACAATTCGCCGGTTGCCGAATCATACGTTTTGTATGTTTGGATTCTTACCTCGATGTCACTTTGTGCCGATGAATTGGCATAAGGTATAATCGTTGTCGTGTCGTTAGAGTTGTTAACCGTTACGGACGCGGCGGTTGCCGTTGCGTGCAAATGTCCTTGTTTGATTGTGATTTCGGTCGGCGCGGACGAATAAAACACATCGGAAATCGGGATTGTTTGTGTCAACGTGTTTAATGTGGCGGTCGGCAACGCGGCAGACATTTGTTGACCTCGACCGAGTGTCACACCTTGTACATCACCGTATGACGCGGATTCGCGCGATAATATTGTGCAATCGCCGCCGGTGTTCGCATCATACAATTCGGTTAGGGCGTTGTACGCTTTGCCTTCAAATGATGATACTTCGGTGTTGTCTTCATCATAGATTTTGATTGAACCGTTGCCGTTATCGTCCGGAACGATTTCAACGCGTTGTTTACCTTCCTCGCCGACAATGACGGATTGCGCGATGATTTTCGTCACGTCCAACAATTCCGATTTGATTTTGCCGCCCTCGATGATAGTGATATATGAATCATCATCGGACAAAAATTTGATGTTACCTCCGATTTCACCGGTTTTCAAATTCATGTACGTTTTGCCGTCATTCGACACAATCAAATCGGTTGTCATTCGTCCGGGCAATATTTCGGTGAATCCGTACAATGTCGCGAACGAACGTGAACCCATGTATTCGGAATTAAGCACACCGGCAAGTAAATGATACGTGTTCGGGTCTTCATCGATGCGATGCGACACGGTATCAATCAACCATGTGCCGACCGTCTCGTTAATGTTCACGCCGAGTTCGGCATTTTCGGCGAATCCGGTGCGGTTTACAACGGCATACACGTAATATTTTGAATCGTCTTTCGGGGTGAGTTGCTCCGCCGGCATACGCCAAACACGATAATCGGTCGTTTCGCGGTCGGCGGTGATTGTGTTCACATCAATCGTCATGTGACGTAGGAATCCGGACGGAAAATTCAACACCGTGCCGTCAAACGTGATTTGATAATCGTCCGAACCGATTGTGTCATACGTTGCACCCATTTCAAATTGCAACGATTCATCACCGACTAACATTGCCATTGTTTGAACGGCAACCGGCGAAACCGCCGATGTAAAATTCGATAATTGCGCATCTTCCAACATCGCGATTGTTTCCTTTGCATCGCGAAATCGGCGTTTTGTGAATTGCAAAATTGAATTTTTTGTGTCGTTGATGACAACTTCGGTGTTCGCGATTTCGTTCAACGATGATGATACCGATGATGTCGTTGTCACGGAATTTGACAATTCGATTGTCGGTGCATACGGTTTCGTAAGATATTCTTTGATGCCGACAATGCGAATCAATTCGCCGTTGCGTGCAAATTGATTGTCGGTAAACAATACGTAACCGCCCAACCGGATTTTTGCACCGATTTTTTCCCAATTACGTTTTGCCCACATCGATTGCAATTCGCCGGTGAATGTGAATTTTTGATTTTCACATTCGTACAATTTGCGTGCCGCCGCACGCATCATGTCCCACGATGCGCCGGTTTGCGAATCGTCATCGCAAATGTATTCTTTCGGTAATTGAATACCGAACACGGCGTATGTATCGCCGTCAGCCGTTTCCGAATTGGTGTCGGCTTTCATCAAATACGTTGTGTTCGGCATCGTGATTCCGTCAATTTCTTGCGGCACGATTTCAAATCGGCGTGCCGCCTTGCCGTTGACGGAATTGTGAATATATTTTACCTCAAATTCTTTATCACCGGCTAACATTCCGGTTTGAAAACGAACGGTCATCGTTTCGCCGGGAATGATGTACGCGTTGAAATCGAGGTTTTCCGGGATTGTGTCATCAACGAAATCAAAAAAGTTTTTTTCGATGTCGGATTCCGACATTTCCGGAATTGATGTCACACGACCGTAACGCGAGGGGTATATTTCCGAACAATCCAACGAATCATCTTTCGTTGCCGTGCTGATTTCATCAACGCGTTCGATGTAATATCCGTGTTCATCGGATTGATACGTGTGACCCTCGTATTCGATTTGTTGTGACAACGGCAATAACAATTCGCCGGGTTTATCGTCCAACCCGATTAAATCGCCGTATGTGTCACGGTTGATGTTTTCGTCTGAACCTTGCACATATAAACGTTTAATCGGTTCGCCGTCCGTTTCCGATGTACGACCAACACCCGGAACGAACCCATTGCCACGCCCATACGACAATTGCAACGGTTCGTCATCGTCTTTGTTGTATTCGACCTTTTTCAGATTGATTTTATATTCATCGGTGATTTCAAATTCGGTTTCAAACGTGTCGGCGATGCTTTGCAACGCATCGAACAAATACGTGTGATTGAACTCGATTGTTTTTTCGTTCGCATCGATACAATCGCCGACCGTCCAAATATCGGTCGATTCACGTTCGTTGATGTTTGCAACGATGTATTCAATAAATTCGTGCGGTTTTGCACACGCCGACCATTTCAAACGACCGTCAACCGGATTGCGGAATTTGTAATCGGCGAGGTTTGAATCTTCGGCATATAACGTCATCGAATATTCGATGTTGCGCGAACCTTGTTTTTTGATGTCTTCGGGGCGTTTAACGAAATACGCTTCGTTGTCATACATGACGGTTGAACCAACCGGAAATTCCCAAAAAAACGGTAATGAGAATTTCAACACCAATTGACGCGCTTCCATTAATCGGCGGTAACGATACGCGGCATCATCGGGTTGTACGCCGATTGTCACGCGGTATCGTAACGCGTTGTTCATAATGCGCACCGGTAACACGGTCACGTATTCACGCCATTGTTCGGGGAATTGTGACAATGTTACCAATGTGTTTGTGATGTACGAAATGTTTAACATGATGCGATGAGTTGTTCATAATCGATTGAATCCTTTTCCGCCCAACCCGATTTTAACGTATCGGTTACGTATTTCACAACGGCGGTGTAAAACGCCGTGAAATCATCGAGGTTGTCGAACGTGTGATACACCGGTGTTCCGTCATCGGATTCACCGAGTTTGAACTCGACCGGCAACGTTGCACCGTTCGTTTGAACGGCGAGGTCATACGCCGCCTTGTAATTGAATTGATTTTCGGTTGACAACCACACGTTCACGCCGTTGAACGTGAATCCGGTCAAAATCGCGTTGTCGGTTTGCGCGTTTATCAACGATTCGATGTCGGTGCGCAATTCCGCGATTTCGGGTTTGTGGTCGTAGTATCGGCGCATCGTGAAACCGTTGCCGTCCGCGTCTGTGCCGAACCCGAAAATTAATAAATACTCCGATTTGCCGATTTTTACGATTTCATCGTGACGTTCGGTCGCGCCGTTACATTGAAAAAATTCGGTTTTCATAATGTCCGATGTTTTTTGATTGTGTTGATGTATGTTGTTGTTTAATTCGTTGTCATGAAAAATAATAACGGAATCCGCGTCCGTTCGCAAACGGTTCGGAACGGATTGTTGTTTCAAACGGAAAACCGTCTTGTTTTGATGCGATGTCTTCGAGGTCGGATTTCATTTCGTCCGAATTTGTGAAAAATTTACCGTCATAATTTTCAATCGGGTCGTGAAATGATACGAGGTATCGCAATCCGTTCGGGGTTTGCACATCGCGTTCAAAATCATGTATTTCGATTTCTTTGTTGACAAGTACCGGTATGCGTACTTGTTTGCCGTGAAAACGTTTTTTACCGTCCGAGGGCGTGTATTTTTTGACGCCTAATTCAGCGTATTTCCTCATTTCGTTCGGGGTTAAATATGTTCGTAATAATTGTTTTGTTGCGGCGTGTTTCGCCATGCCGTAAAACGCGGCTATCAATTTCGTGCGCCGTTTCCGGGATTTGACACGTGATAATTGACCGCACAAATGCCGTTTTACGCGTTTGCGTAATCGCGTGTGTGTCGGTCGGATAACGTAACCGAGAAAATCAATACCGTCACGTATCGGGAAAATACGTTCATTCGGTTTGATTGTTTGTCCGATTGCCGTGATGCGTTCGTGTATCGTGCGCTGGATTTGCCACAATTCGGGTTTTGTTTCGGCTAACACAACGATGTCATCGCAATATCGGTAATAATACCGTATGCGCATCGTGTCTTTGATGATGTGGTCGAGGAATACCGATAACAACAAATTACCGACACCTTGCGAGGTGCGCAATCCGATTGATATGCCGGTATCGCCGGGCAACAATCGCACGAATTGTTCAATGATATGAATCAATCGTGCATCTTTGAAAACGTGTCGCACGGCACGCATCACCATGTCTTGATTTACGGTGTCGTAGAATTTCCGCACATCACATTTGTACACGTATTGCAAATTCGGGTTTTCGGCGATGTCACGTTCGATGTATGCTTTCAAATCGTGCATACCGCGATTTTTGATTGATGCCGATGTCGTGCGAATGAAACGGCGATGCAAATGTCGGTCAACAACGGTCATCACGGCATTGACCTTGATTCGGTCACGCATATTGAAAACTTGAATGTGACGCGTTTTGCCACCCTCAACAATCGTTTTTTCGTGATAACCGGCGATGTTGACATGACCGGATTCAATTTCGCGTTTCACATCGGCAAGAAACGACTCGCGATGTTCCAACAACCATTTTCCCTCGGTCAATGTTTTGCGTAACGTTCCGCACACGACCAAATCGAATGAGGCTTCGAGATTGCTCCATTCGGTGATTTCTTCGATTATATGTCCGTCACGTTTCATCGTTGATGATTCATTCGTTTGATTTTTCGTTTTGTTTTGTAGTCCGCCGTGTCATTGGCGAGCCTTCAGTTCTCCGGGGTCTATGATGTTCGATGCGTACCGGGGTACACCCTACCAATCACTACCCACGATTTAATATTTCAACGTTCCGGCATGATGCCGGCGGTGTTGCGGTTCGGGTCACTCGTCCACGGCTATCCGGTTACACGAACCGGTATGTCGTTGGGGCGATATTTTCTGAAGTTTTATTTTCGTGACTGTTTGCGAGCCGCGCCGCGTTATTCGTGTTCGCGTTCGATGATGCGTTATTCGCGTTCGCATAAACGAGACCGCCATTGGCGTTGGCGTTGTTATTCGAGCGACCGACCACACGGCACGTTGTGACCTTATACCTTTTTTGCTTTGTCGCGAGCCGCGCCGAACGATTTCGCGATTCGGTGAATGTGTCGGAATTGCCGACACATTCACACGCTTATTCGCTTTTTGTCGTTCCGGCGATTCATCGTTATGATGAATCGAATATTGCGTTTTGTGTTGTCATTTTCGTTTGTTGTTAAATGTTAATTTTTCAAGCCGGGGACGCTTATCGTTCCTCTGAAGGCGAGCCGCGCCGCGTTATCCGTGTACGCGCTCGATGATGCGCTATTCGCGCTCGCATAAACGAGACCGCCATTGGCGTAGGCGTTGTAATTCGAGCGACCGACCACACGGCACCTACTGCCGGAATAATATTGCACATCGCAATAATTCAACGCGTATTTCGATGAATCCGTTGAACATTTAGATGCGATGACATCGCAATAACGACCGTGTTTCGTGCGTGCGATACATACACCGGACGATGTGATGCCTTGCACGACACGTTCGGTTTTCGTGATTGGGTCGTAAATGTGCCATTTTGCGTCAATCGGGTCGGACGAATTTTCAACGCCGTAATTTTTGAGATATGATTCCCACGATACGACATTGACGGCAACGTTATCCATGACCTCCCATGTACAACCGAAAAACGATTCAAAACCAAGGCATTTGTTACCGGTGTTTGATGTCGATGACCGTTGCGAATCGGCGTTGCCGATTGTATCCATGTAACCGGTTGTGCCGCCGGCACTTTTGCCGTAACCGCAAACCAATTGTGCATCGCGTGTGCCGGACAACGACATCCACAACAATGCCATGAGTTTCGACATTTCGTAATCGAACAATTGATAACCGTTGCCGCGTAACATTGCGAGGTTTTGACGGTCTTTGTTTGTGTAATTCAAACCGTTTACCGGGGTGTTGCGCACGCGTCCGTTCGCATCGTAAACCCATTCTGATGATGTCGTATGCGTACCCGAACCGCAACGCACGGTTGCACCGGATATTGAGCGCAAACGCATCAACGAATCGACCGACATTTGATAAACGCCGCCCAACCACGCATCGTTATGAACCCAATCCGGTTCAATTGCTTCGATGTTCGATGAATCAACGGCGATTGCTTCCAAAGTGTTATTCGTGTTGCGTGATGAGAACAACACGGCAACGGCATTTTCCGGAACATCATAGAACACGTATTCGCCCTCAATGAAATCGGTCGTTGCAACGGCGAGGTTCACCTTTTGAATGATTGTGCCGGCGGCATCAACGAACACCGCACCGATTGATGATGAATTGATGCCGGGGAAACGAACTTGTTTCATGTCGGTCACATCGAATCGATAAACGTTGTAATTCGGGGTTGATGCAATCACGCCGTCCGTGTCGAGGGTGTCAACGCCCTCATTGATGTCGAGGGTTTGAATCGTTGATGTCGCGAACGCGATGATGTCCGAAAGTTTTGAACGACGAACGTTTTTCGCGGTTGAAATCGGGGTGTTTTCGACCGATGACCAAAACATATATTTCTTTTGGTTTTTGAAATCGTTCACGCCTTTGTACCAAAACGCCGGACAACGCATAAACACATCGAATCCGGCATCGAGTTTGTCGGTGTAATCGAACTCAGTTTCATCATAAAGATTATGATAATTCGTATCGCTTAGGCGTTCGCCCTCCCATACGCCGGTATCGGTGTTTAATTTACCTTTTACCGGAACGAGCAATGAACGGATTCGCGAAATGTGTCCGGACGCAACGTAATCCGAACCGGTTGTGCCGTTGTCAAGATTCGTGATGTTTTTCGGGTCATCAACGGAATCATCGAACACGATGCCGGTGAATTGCGCATTGTGTACGGTCAAACCAACGTCCGAGGGTTTGAAATACGATTGCAGTTCGGTTAACATATCGTCCTCGACCATGTTCGTTAGAATCCATGTGCCGGTAATGCCGTCACAACCGTTGTCAACGTCCGAACCGATACCTTTCACGCCGAGCGTGCGTAAACGTGTCAGAATCGCATCGGACGCGTTCACATCGATGTCGGTGATGCTGATTTCGGTCAACGGTGCGCCGCCGTTCACAACATTCGTCAACAACGACACGGCATTGATGCCGGCACATTGTGCGATTTGCAAACGTTTCACGTTCGCGAATCCGGCGATTGATAAACCGTCCGATGATGTCGTGCCGTATGTCAATTTCGGCAAATTGATGAACGTCAACGCGGTCATCGTATCGGGCAATTCCAATGTCGATAACGGCGATGTTTGCGCCGGGGTGAATGTTGTCAAACGTGAACCGGTTGCACGAACGGTTGTCAATCGGGGGCAATATTCGGCGTTGATTGATGCAATCGGGAAATTGCGCACGTCCAATTCATTGAGGAACGGCATTTGACCGAGATTCAACGTTGCGAGTTCATCACCGATTGCGGTTGCCGGGGTGTAATCCTCGCCGCCGATGATTAATCGGCGTAACAACGTCATCGCGGAAATGTCCCAACCTTGTTGTTTCGGGGTCGCATTGCGCAAATCGAGTTCTCCGATGCGGTCAGCACCGAACAAATACAACATCACACCCGAACCGGTGTTCGTGTTGCCGGATTTGAATGTGTATGATTCACCGGCTTTCAGATATTGCGAATCACGAGCTTCGTTTGCACGGTCAACGCCCAATCCGAAAAATCCGTCCTTTGCGGCGGTGATTGTTACGGTCATATCCGTACCGGTGCAACGCATTTGCGCCGCCGTTGCGAATGTATCACCGCATTTATAGAATCCGTCACGATACAAGAAACGCGTTTCAACGAAATCGCGTAAACGTTGAATCGAAAGTCCGTGCAACGCATAGAAGTAATTCGCACTCGATTTCGAGGCATCGATATATTTGCGAATACCGTCATACGATGACACGAGTTTCGGGTATTTGCTCAAACGGTCGGTAATCCAATATTTCTCGATACCTTGTTTCGAGAACGGACGCAATCCGGACGATTCGATTTCGACCGAACGCATTGCCGATGCGATTGATGCAACGGTTGTCGTTTTCGTTGAATCGGCGGTGTCGGTGTCGGCGGTGTAATCGGTCAACCAAATGTAATCCGATGCCGCGAGTTGTGTAAACAATACGGAATCGTGTCCTTGGTAATAACCGTTCGGGTCGTTGTTCGGGTCAAGTTCTGCCGGAATCGTCAAACCGCAGTCATTGTCCGAACCGAGAATTGTATCGCCGTCATACAAATGATTCATGTATGCGCGAACCGTGCCGTCTGTGTCGAGATAAAATCCCAACATCATGTTTTTTGAACGTTGGTCAACGGCGGCGAGATAATCGGTGAATACGTGATAACATATCATAGAATACACGTTCGCCACGTTGTGCAATTCGTGTTTGAATTTCAACAAACGGTTTGCCTTTGTTCCGGACACGGATTTTCCGTCAACGGTGATTTTGCCGTCCGATGATGTTTTGTTTTGGTTGCAATCGTTGCACCATTGCAACCACGCGAACAAACGATACGGCAATTTGCGTCCGTCTTCGTATGCGGCGTTCAATGTGTCATCGTCCGGATAACGGCTTTCAAAATATGTCAGCCACAACGGTTTTCCGGATTCGTCCAATTGAATCATGTCATCAACGGTTGATACGCCTTGAAACCAATCCATTGCGTTGTATGCTTTCAATTCGTAACATTCAACCGGGTTCACGACATCGCCGGTGATGCGCCAACGTCCGCCGGTGAATTGCATCGTGCCGGTTGTTTCCGTCCATTCGCTTGTGTTGTCATTGCGGCGGAACACGCGATGATTTGCACCGCAAAATTCGGAAATGACGATGACGTTCCAATTGCCTTTCGTTGCATCTTCGGAATCAACGGCGTATTCCCATGTTGATTTGTCGGCGGCGGCAACGAAATCGTCAACCGATTGGTCGCGTGCCGTAATCAATTCATAAAAATCACCGTAATTCAAACAACCGTCATTGTAACCGGGTGCGTTCTCGAAACCGAATATTGCGGCATCGCCTTTGTCGTGATTCAAATTCGCTTTCGCGTGAAAATACGCGTTCGTTGGTGATGTCGCATCGGTCGAATTGATGTCGGTTCGGAATAACGCACACGGCACGGACGCGATGCACGGATTCATGTCCGCATCGCCGGTGTATGCGTTTTGTGCCGGTGTCATGTAATTCGCACCCAACGCACGTGTTAACGCGTTGTACAATTCGGTTGATGCACCGTTGTTCGCACCGCCGGATTCGGAATAATCGACCTTGATTGTGAAAATGTTCGTTGCGAGTGTTCCGGCAATCAATTGAATTTTCTTTTTCTCGCACAATCCGGCGAGATAATCGTATTCGTCAATGTGGTCGGGGTAATTCGCGAGGACATAATCGCGTTCATACATCATGCGAATTTTCGATGCCTTTTTGACTTTCGATTTTTTATTCTTGACCGGACGCCATGATGACGTTGTGCCTTGATTCGTTGTCGGTGAATTTTCGATGACGATGTTACGATATTCCGCACCGGCGAAATAAAAGTACCAATCAAGGTTTCGCGGTGTTTTCTTGTCACCGTCAAGACCCTCGAGATATTCCGGGTAATTGTCGGCAACGTCATCGGTCGCGGCGGATTTACACATCACCATGCACGACACGCCTTTTTCCAACAATGCCGACATTTGAGGTATGTTTTTCGCCGGTTTACCTTCGGCGGATTGCGATGACATCACGGTGTTGAATTGATATTCGGAAATCATCGTGTCCGTGTCGGCGAGTTTCAACAAATAATTGTTGAACGATTGTTCAAACGTGTAATACGTTTCCCATTTGCGAATGTTGTACAAATACAAATCGCCGGACGTTCCGTCAAACGTTATCGGGGTGTTGTGACGTGACAATGAACCGCTTTCGTAATACGATGTGCCGATTAATTCGCCGTCAAAATACATCTTGACAACGCCGATGCCGGTGTACGGTGCAATCGATGTCGGTTCGATAACGATTGCGACATCGGTCAACGTGTCTTCGGTCAACGCCGATTTGATTGTGTGTTGCACGGTTTCGCCGTTGTCGGTTGTGAACACAACGTATTTGCCGGTTACATAAAAACCGATGCCGTTCGCGATACATGAAATCAATCGTGCATCGTCATCGGCGATGTGTTTCACGCGAATACGGAATTGTATTGCAAGACCGTTCGTTTCAATCGCGGCAACGTTGAACATCGCATCGTTCAACACTCCGGTAACGTTTTCGGCAATACGCATCGCCATGATGCCGGTGTCGGATTCCGTGCCATACGATGCCGTGCCGAACGAATCTTTGACGAATCCGTTCGTTGTGTAATTCGCACCGGTCAAAGCGAGTTCATATCCGCCGTCTTTTACGGTTTTGTCCGCATCGGAATTTGAGCGTGAACTCATATCCATGTCGTACATTAATTGCGCCGACACGGATTCGATATTCAACAACGAACCGTTGATGTTGAACGCGGCGGTTTCCGATACGACCGCCGGCGAATCAACCGATTCGACACGGATTTCAATTGTTTGTGAACCGTCCGTTTCAAATCCGGTGATGCGTTGCGAATATGTGTAATATGATGAACGTGCGCACGGTGTCGTTTGTTTCACCGTGTCAACGCCGTCAACGCGTTGAATGACGTTGACATTAACGGTTGATGCGGTCGGACAATACGCGGCGAAATCAACGTTGATTGATTCCAATTGACGTACCGTTCCGGCGGCGGTTTCGGTGTACCAACGCGATACAACAATCGGTGTCGAATTGTCAGTGTTCACGACCATGACGGCGGTATGTAAATAATTGCCGACAACGCCGGACGATACATCTTCGCCGTGTATGCGCAACGGATATGCGCCGTGTTTCAACACGTAACCGCAACAATTCGCCGGGTTGATTGAAACTTGATGCGCGTATGTGTCGTTGATGTTTGCCGTGCCGAGAACGCGCCATTCGCCGTCAATGTATATTTCAACGGTGCAAAGTATGCCTTTATCACTTGCGTTGTTCGCGAATCGATACATCGGCAACATTTTCGCGGTTGTTGCGCCCTCGGTCAACACGGTTGATGCCGTGTAATTCAACGTTTGTTCCGATTTGATTGTGACATCAACGGCGGTCACGTTGACATTACGCGATGCGGTGCGGTCGGCATCGTCATACGCGATGAATCGGAATTTACGCGATGACGCAAGCGTGAAATAACGCGATACGTCAAACGTGAAATCATCGGTCGATGTTTTGTCATCGGACGTGCGTTGATTCAATTTATACGTTTCTAACAACGTGTTCGTGTCGCGGTCGTACAATTCAACTTTTTCGATGATGCCGGTTTCGTAATCCGAACCGTTTTTCAATGTGATTGCGCATTGAAATTCGATTGTTCCGCCGGCTTGACCGTATAACGGCGATTCTTTCGGGGTGATTTCCATGACAACACCCGAACCGCCACCCGAACCGGTACCCACGGCGAATTGTGCTTCATCGCCAACGACCTCGTTCGCATCGTTTGCCAATGACAATTTAACCGTGCCTTCGGTTTCGGTGTCAACGATGATTTTCGTTGGAATGTGACGATATGCACCGCCGGTTGACAATGCGTCCGTGCCTCCGGATTCGGGGTCATCGGACGTTGCAACGGACGAACCGCCGCCACCGCCGAACGGCACCCATAATGATGCCTCGCCGAAATTGCCAACGGTCGATTGAAATTGACGTGTTTCAAACGCGTTTTCACCGGTTTGATACGTGATGACTAATCCGGATTTTTTGTAATCGATTCCGGTCGATGCCGACAATGCGGTCAACGCGGAAATCGCGTATTCCAACGTGTAATATGTCGCGTTCACGCAAGGTCCACACAACGCATCGATGTTGATGAGCGTTTCCGAACCGGCACTCATACCGGCAAGGTCAATCCAATTGTTTTCGTTTTTGAACGCCGTTTCATCGGACGATGCGCCAACGAATTGATACGTTTTCCACGATTTATCGGCGATTGCAAATGTGATTTGCACACCGATGTTGTTATATCCGTTATCGTATGCAACGGCAATCGCGGACGCGAGGTCGTAATATCCGGTTTTCGGCACGTCAACGGTAACGTTGTAAATGTTACCGACCGCCGCCGAACCGCCGAATTTTTTCCAATACGTTGCGCGTGTGAATGGGTCGAATGTCGGCAATGCGATTCCGGAACGCATTTGCCAAATGTATTGCCATGATTCCCAACCGGATTCACCGCAGAATGTCAATACAATACCGGTTTGACGATATAACGCGTAATCGGACAATTGCGAAATTGCGCCGATGACGGTTTCCAATGTCGTTGAATCGGTCAACCCTAACAATACGGACGCGTTCACGAACAATCGCGGTTTGATTAATTCGTTTGTTGCGTTCGCGGTCGTGACGGCATCGTTTGCCGTTGTTTGCGCATTTTCGGCGTTATCAACGGCGGTTTGTGCCGTGTCATTCGCGGCGTTCGCGGTGTCAATCGCTTCTTGTACATCATCGGCGGTGCTTTGTGCGAGTGTCAACGCATCGTTCGCGGTCGATGTCGCGGTCGCGGCGGTCGATGATGCGGCGGTTGCTGTATCATACGCGCTTTTTGCCGTTGATACGGCGGTTTTCGCCGTGTCTAATGCCGAATTAGCATCGGACGCGGCTTGTTTCGCCGTTGCATACGCATTGTTCGCGGTCGTGACGGCATCGTTTGCCGCCGTTTTCGCTTCGGTTGCCGGTTTTTTGACACTCTCCAAATAATCGCCGAGGTCAATTTTGACGCCCTCGTTCGATTCGTCAACGCCGAGGGTATATAACCCATCGGTCGATGTCGCGGTCGGCAATTCCGAGAGTCGTTTTCGTTGTTCTGCCATTTCTTTGAATGATGTTAATCGTTAATAAATAAAGTGATTTCGTTCGATTTATCGATTGTAATAAATTCGCCGCGTTCGTGAATCAACAACGAAATTCCGCGCCGGGGTCGTATGCGAATCAATGTCGGCGTGTCGGACACTTCGACCTCGACCAAATCGAAATTTTCATGCGCGAGAACCATGTATTGACCCACCGGTCGATAATCAATGAATGTCAACACAACGGAAAATTCACACCATACGTGACCGTTGCGTAATATGTCGAATTTCGACACACTCATTGATTTGTAATAACATTGATATTCGTTGCCGAGTGCCGAATAATAAAACCGGCGTTCATCGGCATCAAGCAACACGGCGAACAATGCGTTATAACGCCGCCAAAATTCGGTGATGTCATCGCAATTAATCAACAATTTCAACGTCACGTCTTTTGATTTGAACGTAACCGCCGAATTGTCGTATATGATGCCGGAAATGTCTTTCGTTGATATTTTGAGGTTTTCACGGACGTTCGCCGCCTTGCGTATCGATTCATCTGTGCCGTCAAGGACATACGCGCCGAATTGCGACATATCGATTCCGTCTATTTCGTAACCGACTTGTCGAATGTCCGTTTTGCCGAGTGCGTAAAATTCGCCGGTCGGCACTTCGGGAAAATCATCGGCAAACGTCAATGTCAATTTGCCGAGTGTTACGTTTTGTTTGAACGTACCGTTTTGCGTCATGCGCAATTTGTACGTTTTACCGATTTCACGAAATTCAAACGTGTGATATGCGCCGGTTGACAATTCATCGAATAAATCTTCGGCATATCGAACGTTCAATATGACGAATTGAATTTGCAATGTGCGCGTGTCGAGTTGCGGCGCGTCAAGGTCAACCTCGATGCCGTCTTCATCAATCCATTCGGTTGAATCCGGTGTTTTGAACGCCGGAAACTGAATCAATTGTTTGTAACCGTATTGTTCAACCATGATGCCGTATTCGGTCGCGGCATCATATCCGTTGATGAACAATCGATTTGTGAAATGTTTTGCGTTCATTGTATGACGATTGCATGATTCGATTTATTGATGTGAACGCGTGATGACGAATCGCGTTCGATTTTTACAACCGCATATCCGGCGGCATCGACATCGGCACGTGCGCCGTGCATCAAAATGACCGTGTTTTTTTGCGTTCTCGCGTATTGTAATCGCGCGGACGTGTTTCCTATCAGATACACACGTTCGCGGTCGTTACACGCGATATTTTGCGCGTCAATGAACACGCCGTATCGTTCCGGGTGATACGGAATGAATCGGCGAAATGTTTTGATGTCCGGAAACCCGAATGTTGTCATAAATTCGATGCCTTGCGGCGAGAATATTAAATCAATCAATTCGGGCAATGTTTCGTTGCCGGTGAACACATCGCACGCGGCAATTTTTGCCGCAATGTCGGTTCGACCGGTATGTTCGCACCGATGTTGCGCACGCGATTTCGCACGCAACCAATCGGCATATATTGATTTAATCAATTCGTTCATTTTTCCGCGGTGTATTATTTGATTTTTAATCCGTGTGTTTGCATATCCTCGACAACGTTTCGCACGACCTTGATGTGTGCGTTCACGGTGTCAAGCTTATCATTCGCCGCATCGGTGTTGCGTTCGATTCCGGTCAACCGGTCGAGCATCGCATTTGCCGTTGTGTTCAATTCGTTCACGCCTTGAACCAATGTGTACGTATGACCTTGAATCGTTGTCAATCGGGCGTTGTTTTCATCGACCGAATCTTGCGATGCGGTCGCGATGCCTTTTGACGATGATTCGCGCGATGAATCGTCATCGAACCATTTGCCGAGCGATGATGACAAACCGTCCCAAACGGCGGAAAATTCCTCGCCGACTTGATTGATGTCGTTCGCCATGTTGTCGGCGGAATCGATGACGGCTTGAATACCTTTGAATTTGCCGTCCGTGCCGAACCACGATGTTTTGTATTTGTCGAATATTTTGCCGATTTCCGGTTCAAGATATTGCGTTATCATCATGCGTTTGATGATGTCGGCAACAAGTTCATTTGTTGAATCCGCCCACGCTTCCATTGCATCTTCACCGGCGGCAACGGCTTCAAAAAACGCATCACCGAGCGTTGACGCAAGGTCTTCGGCGGTTGTGCCGATGATGTCTTCCATCATGTCGTTGATGATTGTTGCCATTTCCTCGGCGAGTTCGGCGATTTGTTGCTGATACTCTTGAATTTTATCGTCATCGGTTTTTTTCTTGGAATTTTCCTCGTTCATTTGTTTGTAAACCAACATTTGTTGTTCGGCAAGGTTTTCCAATTGTTTACGCGATTCATCGTATTTCGCCGAACCGAGTGCTTTGTCCGATGAATACGATACCGATGCCCAATAATCGGCGATTTTTTCAATCGTTTTTGAATAAATTTCGGCACTGTATTTCGCTTTGTAAAAATATTGTGCCCATATTGATGTGCGTTCCGTTGCCGTGTGCGCCTTGATGACTTCGGCAGTAACAGACGCGTATATTTCACGCAATTTTTGCAATGCGTTCGCGTTGTTTTGTTGCAAACGAACGGCATCGGCATTGTCTAATTCCCATTGCAATTCATCGATTTGACGTTGCAATTTTTCGATTTGTTTTTCCTTTGCATCATCGTTGTTGAACAAATTCGCAATCGCGGTCGCGATTTGCAATGCCGCCGAAATCACGGTCAATATTACCGATGCTTTTTCAACGGTCGAAATTGCCGTTGCCGTTGCTTGTGCCGTTTGTTTTGTCGATTCACCCACGGCATCAACGGTGTCGGCGGCATCTTTTGCAACGGATTTGCCTAAATCGCCGATTGCACTGATGACATCGGACGTTGCATCAAGCACGTCATCGATGAACGATAACGCCTTATCCATTGAATCGGCAATATCATCGCTGAATATACGCGCCAATTTCGATGCTTTGCCGCCGAGGTCGGTCACAACCGCACCGCACGATTTCAGATTTGTCGCGAATTGTTTGTACGATTTCGTGACTTGGTTGTTCGCATTTACGACACGATTCGATGCCGATTGTTCGTTTTTATGTGCTTTCGTCAAACGCGTTTTCGCATTTGTCACACGTCCGGTTGCCGATTCCAATGCGGCGGCGGTCGCGGCGTATTGTTCCGAACCCTCGTCCATTGATTCAAGTTGTTCGGTCAATTCGTTTTGTTCACGCAACGCGTCATTGTATTCGGTTTGTGCGGCGGTCAATTCGTCTTGTGCCGTTTTGTATTCGACTAATGCGGCGGTCAATTCCGTTTTCGATGCCGCGATGTCGGCAAATGATTTGTGCAGTGCGGTAAACGGATTTCGTGACGCGATTTCGTTTTCCATTGATGAAATCGCATCTTGAAATGTTTTGATTTGTTCCGCCGACATTTCGTTTGACGCTTGTTTGAAATATTGTTTGACCTTTTGTAATGCGAGTTCAATTGACGGCAATGATTGTTCATCAAGGTTGCCGAACACAACGTCCCATTGAATTGAATCCTTGAATTTGTCGATGTCGATGTTCGCCAATTTCGTTTCAAATGCACGATTGATGTTGTCGAACACTTCATCATACGCATCACCGGATATTTCCGCCGGAATCGAGTTCAACGCTTGCGTGTATTGCCGCATTACTTGTTCGATTTTTTGTTCGTCCGTGCCGTATGAATCGATGAATGAATCCAACGATTTTTGTCGTGCATCGGCGATTTGTCGCGCAATTGAATCGTTGATTGAAATTATCATTTCTTGTGCCTTTTTGCCGACATCGGTCAATTGTGATGACAATGCGGTTTCGACATCATCGATTTGCACGCCGAGGATTTCGGCAACAAAATCATCGACCGATTTTTGACCGTCATCGGATTGCGCCCAACCGTTTTCGGTCGCGCCTTGTTGCGTCATATACGCATCATGCAACATTTGTTTACGTTCGGTCGCAAGTTGCGTCAACGCATTGCGCCACGCATCGATGCGTTGTTGTCCGTTGTAACGAATGTTCGTTATTTCTTTACCCAATCCGTCCGCCAAACCATTAATCATGTCTTGCGACAATTGCGCGTTCGCGTCTTTGATGTATTTCGATACTTTGTCTTGATATTGTTGAATTGCGGTTTGTTGGTCGCGTGCCGCTTTTTCGGCATCAAACGTTTTACCCGAACCCGAACCGGACGCGGTTTTTGATTTCGGGTCGATGTGAACAACATCAAAATTGTTTTCTCGTTGATATTTTTCGAGTGCGGCTTTTTGAACGTTCATTTGTTCCTCCCAATATTTAACTTCCTCTTCCGCTTCTTTTTTGATTCGTTCTTTGCGTTCCTCATTCGATTCACCGAACCAACGTGCCGGATTGTACCACCCACGGTCAAATTCGCCGTTTTCCGCTTTGTTTGCGATTGCCAAAGATTCGACATACGCCTCGACATATTTGTTCAACAATCCTTGTTGTGCGGCTTTCATGCGCAACATTTCGCAATACGCCGGACCTCGTTTTTCGAGTACGGATTCCCATTCGGCTAATGAATCATAATAACCGAGGGCATCACCGTATTTTGAATTTAATTCATCGACTTTTTTACGTTCTTGTTCCTTTGTGCCGGTGAAATTTTTGCACGCATTGATGTTGTCATCGAGTGCAACTTTTTCTTGAATATATGTTTTTGCCGCGTCTTCGTTGATTTTGTTCAAATCTTGCGTATGTTTGACGGCATCGTCTTCGGTTGTGCATAAATCAACAATCCACGAAACAAGTTCGCCGACCAACACAATCAACGCGCCGATTCCGGTCGAAATCAACGCCAATTTCAACACACGCATCGCGGCGGACAACGCCGTTGTCGCAACGGTCGATGCGGTCATCGCGCCGGTATGCGCGGCAGTGGCGGCGGTCGCGCTTTCGGTCGCGGTCACATTGCCGGTTTGCGCGGCGGAATTTGTTTCGGTCGCTGTTGCATTTTTTTGTGTTGCGGCGGCATCGGCTTGTTCAACCGCTTCATGTGTTTCGGTCGCGGCAACGTCTTCGCGCAAATCATCGGTGTTATCCTCGATTAATTCGTTTTCGGTTTCGAGAATGTCGTTCGATTCGCCGGTCAATTTGTTCCATATTTGTTTGACCGAATTTAACGTTACCAACGTGAACGCCGAATCCTTGTTCAACGTTTGCGACAATTGTTGCAAACCCACGGTGATTGCCATTAACGATTGAACTTTTAACATGATTTCGTTCAATCGTTCGTTTTCTCCGGCGAATAATCCGACCGCACCTTGCGCCGCCGACATCGCACCGGCAACGCCGGAAAATCCGGATATAACACCGGCGAAATGCGATTCATCATTCGCGAACACCGAACCGGCGGTTTGAATATCGCCGCGTATGTCACGCAAACGACCCAATTCCTCGATGATTTCGCGGTAACGACCTTGCGATTGGTCTAATTGTTTACCTTCGCGTTGATACGTGTCAACCAACATTGCCGCCTCGGCTTCCAATTCTTTGATGCGTTGTTTCAACGACATCGTTGATGTTGCCGATTTTTCCTTTGCGGCTGAATCTTTTGTCGCGGCGTTCGCGGCGGCGATTAACGTTTTTTCCTCTTTTTGTAATGCGGTTTCTTGTTCCTTTGCTTTTTCGATGACCTTACGGCGAACGGTGATGTTTTCTTTGATTGCGTCACGTTGCGCACGCATCGCGATGACATCATCATGTTTTGACGGAACATTCGCGTATTTGTTACATTCCTCGGTCA